CATTGGTTGAACGCTAACAAATTCTTTCGCTGCAATTTGACCAAATACCTTACGTACTAATGGTAATGCAATACCAGCCCAGTTTTCACCTGAGGTGCCTGAGGTGAAAGTATTGCCAGTAAAAGTTGAGTTAGCTTCTACTACTAATTGCTTTGCTTGGTTTTCTAACATCAAAGCCATGTTGTTTTTGTTGACATCTTCACCAAGACCTTCTAAAAGGCCGGTTTTTTCCCATTTGTTAGCTAATTTAGCTGCATCACCTTGTAGTGATCTCCATGGGTTGGCAGACTCAACTAATTGTTGAATTGTTTCCATAATTTTTAAAAAAATTGTTTTTGTTAATGTTAATTTTTACTTTTTGAGACCTGCAAGTCTTTGCATACGTGCAAAAGCATCATTGCTCTCAATAATTGGTTGTTTAGGGGTAGCAGTTGAAATTGTTTTAGAAGCTGATCCTAATGACTCTTTAATTGGATTCTTTTTAACTGTAATGGTTTTTAAAGATTCGGTTAAAGTCTCAAATACAAGTTTCACTTCTTTTACAGTTTCTGCTTTGTCAAATGTGTTTAAAACCTTGATTTTTTCTGATTCGGTAAGATTCTTAGATTTGAAGATTTTGTTGGTGTAAAGAAGCTTAGCATTTAATAGATTAACTTCGTTGAGTTCGTTACGGAGTTCAGCGATAGTTTCTTCCATTTCAGTAGCATCAGATGTTTCTTCCATCTTATCACCTTTTTCAGTTTTGCGATCTTTCAAATAACTTTTTAAAGCCTTAAAGAAAGCAACTGTAGATCCTGTAACTCCAAGCCCGCCAGCTACATCACCAGCAGTGGCTTGATGTAAAGCAGCATCAATTACATTTCCTGCAGCTGTCATGTTTCCGGATGTAACAAAGTCTATGAATTGACTTATAACGCCAGCTTCAGTTATAGATTCTTTGTCTTCCATTTCAGATAAAATTTCATCGATATCGATTTCTTCATCTTCATCACCTACTTCCATGTCTTCCATGTCTTCCATGTCTTCACCTTCTTCATCTTCTTCTTCGCCTTCACCAGGCATAAGCTTACCAGATGCGATCATGTCATCAATTACTTGCATAACAAGTTCTTCAATTTCTTCGTCAGACATTTCTTCAAGCATTAGATCTTCATCTAATGGTTCTCCCATGTCATCACCTTCCATTGTAGGTTCTTGTTCTTCTTCCATTGATAACTCAGCAAGAAGTTCTTCGAGATTAAAAGTTTCTTCTAATTCTTCTTCTTCTACACTGTACATTTCATCAATTTCTTCTTTTGGCTCTTTTTTATCTTTTTCTTCCTCTAATTCAAGCTCGTTTAACCTTTCAGCAAACATAGCTGTTAATTGGGGAGTAAAAGCTTCTTCAAGAGCGGATTTTGCACTTTCAATTGCTGTTTCTCGGATAGTTTTAGCATCAGCAATTGCTTCTTTAAGCATTTCTCTGTTCATTGTCCTCAAATAAATTTGTTTTGGAAATACGTTTAATAGGAAACGTAATAGATTATTAACTAATTAATGCTACATAGGGGAAAGGGTAGCATATTTGCATATACATATATATGGATCTACTAAAAACACATTTTATTAAAAAAGAAATGCCCCACTGTTTTGCATTTTCGTTTATTTGGTTTTCAACTGAAGTAGAAATTGCTGTAATTGTTTTATTAATTTCGTTTTCTAAGGGACCAAAGTTATATTTGGCTCCTAGTTTAGTGAGGGTTTCTTTTAGATATTTAACTTCAGCATTAAGAGCAGATTTACATTTAGATACTTTAGCTTTAAAATCAGCTAATTCTTTAGTAGATTGTGTAAACATAATAATTTATTTTAGAATATTGGGCAAGTTCCATTAGCACAAAGTATGTCTGTAATAATAGAATTTACTTTATAATATTGGTTGTTGTTAACAGTTTTACTTTCATTTAATGCTACTTCTTTCATGTATGAGCCTGGGTTGGAAGGTGTTGAGACAAAGTCCCAACATAGTAATTCGAAGTCGTCTTGTACTTCCATTAATTCACCTTTTTGTTTTAATGAACCCATTCCTCGAGATGATACACCTACAGGTATACCATTTTGAAATAAAGCAGCTAAGATGTTACCTGATGGTGTGGGTAGTATTTCTATAGCACCCATCACATGGTCTCCATCCCACCATATTTTTTTAATATTATGAGATACATTTTTTAAATTAATGATAGAAGAATCAGGGTGATCTAATTCACCTAGTGCTCTATTATACTTAACATTATCCATATACTTATCAATTTCTCTATCCCATAACTCTTTTGAGTAATAACGGCCATTACCGTTTTTTACTTCGGCTGTGGCTAATATTCCTTCAACTAAAGGATTACCTGTTGAAGATTTTCCTTCAATTAGTTTAACAGGTTTAGCTGTAAAGGTTTGAGTCTCAATAAGAATTTGTTTCATAGTTACACTATTATTTATTAGGAGCAACTTTTACATTTTTTAATAAATCTGTCTTTTTTAATTTTTCAGCTGTTTCTTCTGCTTTTTTTTCTGAATCTCTAAAAGCTATAGCTACAGTTTTACCATTGTGTTCAAAAGTTACTTTATGGGTATTTGTTCCGATACTTGAGATAGCAGCCCCAGCTTGTTTTAAAGCTTTTTCTTTTAAAGCATTAAGTTTTTTCTCTTCTTCAGTTTTATTAGTATCTTCAGCTAATATTTCTTTAGCTAACAAATAAATTTGAGAACGTAATACTGATTCTTTTAAATCACCGTAACCTGATGATTTATGTTTGCCTTTAGCAGGTTTTGGTTCGCCTAAACCAGGAGCATCTACAGTGTATCCTACACCTTTAGTACCAAATTGACCATTTTTAACATAATGGTTAACATCTTTAGCTAAATTCTTAGCTACAATTTGTCTTAATTCTTCAACATGTTTACCTTCATTTTTAGGATCTTTCATTTCAGTGTAATATCCTTTTAAGAATTCTTCACCAAATACATTATCATAATTCTTAGTATCCTTATAATCATAACCACGAGTAGCCATATCAGTTACTTCTTTAGTGGTTTCTTTTTCTTCAGCTTTAGCTTCTTTAGCTTCAAAGATTGCATCATTTAAATTTGGATCAGTATCTTGATACATTAAAAATTGTTTTGCTTCTTTTTCAGACTCAAATGATTTTTCTTTAATTCCATCTTTTGTACGATAAGTAACAATCCAAAATCTACCTTCAGGTCTAATACTATTAATTTCATTATGGCCTAAATTTTCTTTTTTAAGATTAATCATGTTCTCATTAAAGATAGCGTGCCAATCTTGCTTTTTACCTGTAGTAACTACACCACCAATGCCTTCAGCAATAATACTTCTATTTTTAAGAATACGCACTGTATCTTCATAAGTATTAACTGGGGTGATAAGGTCAGGAAATAAGTGACGAGCAGATTTAAAAAAATGCTGTTTATTGCCTTTACCTTCTTTAATAAGATTATATTGTTCTTGTAATGTATTTCTCATGTTATGTAAATAATTTTATTGCTCTATCAAGTATTGAAATAGCTAAATCAGTACCATATACTGATTTTTTTTCTGGTGTTTCTCTGTAGCTATTGATAGTTTCTTTTTTAGCTTCTTGAATTAGTTTAATAAGGTTTTTTAACTTATCCGCTATTAGATCAAAATCTCCTAATCGTCCCGCGATATATTGTTTTGTTTCATCATCAACTCCTAAATTATTGACAAAACCTTCAATGTCAAATTTAGGTTCTTCTTCTTCCCATAACTGTTTTACTTCAATACCTTTAGCAGCTTTATTTAAAGCTTTTTGATTTACAGGCTTAAAACCAAGTTTATAATAATAGATATTTTTAGCACCTTTAGCTTTTTTATTTGGATTAAAAGCATAAGGTGTAGCATAATTTTTACCAGAACCTGCAGTAAAAGAAGCACCAGTACCTGTAGCGCTTATTTCTTTTAATTTAGTTTGAATAAGTTCTTTTATTTTCTCTTTTTTACTCATTTACTGCTTCTAACTCTTCAACTAATTGATAATGTTGAAGAAGGTTAATTAAATGATCATCATTAACTTTATCTGTTTTACCTAAACTTGGTAAAATATTTACAACCTCATTTACTTTTATTTGGATAGCTTTATTAGTCACTTTTTTATTTAAAGTCAATAAAGTATTTCTGATTTCATTTATTTTAGTATTATAGAACTCTCTTAATTTAGGTGTGTTATCAACACTATTAATAAATTCTTTTAATACTGATTTTTGACGTGGGTTTAAGTCAGCATACTTATCATTAAATTTTTCTAGTAATACCCTATATGCTAATACTCGAATATCTTTATCTTGATTTCTAAATTCTTCTAAGATATTTTCTTTAACTTCTTTTTTATTAATAGGAAATTTAACAAGATATTCTAGTAAAACTGTTTTGTTTTCTATAATCTGGTTAGGGTTAGATAGGTTTTCGCTGTTGTATACTTCTAGAAGTGTAAATAAAGCTGCTTGTGCTTTATAGTTTGGTAATTTAGTTTTAAAGAATTCTTCTAAATTATAGTGATTTTTAATTTCTTTAATTAAATTATACTTTTGTCTTCTTAAAATAGAACGATTTAATTGTTTAGAACTTTCTATGAGTGTACTAATAACCATATCAGCTTTAGCCTCACTAGTATTAGTATGTCTAAAAAAACTTTCATATAACTTATACTCTTTTCCTAATTCTGTTTTACCAAAATATTTTTTTAAAATATTAGTTGCTGGTGATTCAACACCTGATAGTGTGTCAGCTGTAATTTGTCTTACTAATAGTTCAAAAAGGATACTAGTATTTTTATACTTTGAATGTTTTATAATCATTCTAGGGTAAATATTTTAATTATAAATATATATAGAGATATTATTCTCGTATTTGAGACTCATCTAATAATGAAGATTCTTCTTTTTTAATTGATAATTTTTTACTTAAAGACTCTAATAAGGTTTTATTTTTAAGTTGAGTTTCTAAAGCTAAAGGTGATCCACCTTTAAAATTATTTCTTAAGGATACATCTTCACCTGTTGCATCTCCTTTTTTCATACCAATATTACCTAATCTATCTTTACCTAAAGTACTTTGTTGTGTACCAGCAATAGATGCTTTTTCTTTAGGTCTACCTAGAGGTTCATCTTTATCATAACCATCAGGAACACCAATTCCATTTCTTCCAGAACCATATAAAGCTGCTAAATCATGAGGTGTACCATATGACTTACCAGATTCAAGTGGATCATTACCTTCATTTTCAATTTGTTTAAATCTAAAGATACGTTTTTGGTCTTCAGCTATTAAATCTCTATACTCATCATATTGATCTTGGCTAAGATGGAATACATTATCATAAATCCAATCTGTAGGTAGTAATTTACCATCAATGATATCTTTAGCTAAAGATACTTTTTCTTTCATTAATGCTATTCTTTCTTGATCATAAATTATAGAAGGAGTAGTTAATGATAATTCAAAATTAGTTAATTGATCATTTTTATAACCTTGAGTATATAAATGCACTAAAGCAATTTTATATAATTCTGAGAGTATAATTCTTTGGATGCGATCAATTGTGCGAGCAAAACGAATATCTTCAGCTGCTAATGTTGCCTTACCTGTTAAATCTTTTTCATAACCCATAAAAGCTTTAGGTACTTTTAAAGCTGCAAATAGCTTATCTCTTAAATAAGTTACATCTTCAATAGCTGTATAATCTAAACCTTTAGTAGTGTCAATTTTAGTAGTAGTATCATTACCACGAATGGGGATAAAGAAATCTTCTAATGAATTTTGTAGGTTATATTTTAAATTATACTCACCTGTTTGTGGATCCATAAATGGAGTCCTCTTCATTTGTGAAATAGTTTTTTGCATAAAATTTTCTACTTCATTTGGAGGAATAGAACCTACATTAACATAAAATACTCTTTTTTCAGGAGCACGAACAATACGATGGATTAACATTGCATCTTCCATCAAGATGTATTGTTTAAATAATTTACGAGCAGGCTCTAAATAAGAACGACCATATGGAAGGTAATTCACATCAGTAATTAATCTGAAGTGAGCCATCTCGTAATTATCAAAATAAATTGAGGTATCATTTTTATTAGTGCTGTAAGTGCCTTGTCCTGTCACACCATAAAAACCTGTAGCACCACCGGAAAAACCATCTGGGCTAAATCTGTATCTTACCTCAGCTGGGTTTTTAGGGTCATAGTGTTCTTCCCTCATAATATGATAAGCAGTATATGGGATGACGTTATAAACTCCAAATTTTTCCGCGATTTCTAATTTTAAAAAGAAGTCACCATACTTACACATTTGGCGAATCCAAGACCAAAGATTAAATTCAACATTTAATACATCATAAAATAAATTATAAAGAATTTTTTGTGTATCTTCATTTGAACTTTTAATTTGAAGTACCTCACCCATATCATTTTTAAGAGTACATTCATCAGCTATGATATCAAGAGCAGAAGCTACAATAGCATCTGTATCCATTGCATCATAATCTGAGTATACTTGGGTGCGTAAGTATCTCCAGTTGAGGTTTAATTGAGCTCCAAAAAGTGATGTACTATTACTAGAGTAGATACGATTAAATCTGTCTACTAAAGCATTAGTTTGGAATTCACCTGTTGCTTGGATGCTATTAACATCCATTACTTTAAGCTGATTACCACCAGCATTACGAATTATTACATCTGTTGAGAATAATTTCCTTAATCTTGAAAAAACACTTGTATCAGCCATTTAAATTAAATTATATATAATAAATATTATAGTAACCAGCTTATATTTTCATCTTGCCCACCAATATTCATACTATATGGATTAGGAACACCATTTCTAGTGTAATTACCTTGTGGGTTTGGACGAACAGTAGCCATGTTACTTAAAGTAGCACGAGTTAAATCTAAACCTTGCGTTTTATATTTTAAAGCTGTGTCACGAATATACATTCCGATAGCAAAACTCATA